ACTACATTGTTATGTCCACTGGTCATACTATAGGCAGCATATCTACCTACAACCGTATTGTGAGTACCAGTGTCTGTGCTGTAGCCGCTATATGCTCCGAGAAATGTGTTATAAGATGCGCCAGCATTTTCATACCCAGCGTATGCTCCTAAAAATGTATTCTGAGCGCCGCTAGTTAAATCATACCCAGCTATATACCCTACAGCGGTGTTGTTGTGTCCTGTAACTACACCAACAGCAGCGGATTGTGCTCCCAAAAATGTATTTTGCAATCCCGTTGTTAATGCGCTGCCAGCAAATGCACCAAATGCACTATTGTGCATTGAGCTAGAGCCGGTCGGGGCTTGTGCATCTAAAGCATATGTCCCAACAACAGTGCTGTAAGCTCCCAATACGTTTGCATACAACGCACTATGCCCAACGGCAACATTGCCATTCCCCGTTGTATTTAAACCCGCCGAAGAGTTGCCGACAGCAGTGTTGTCAGACGCCGTCGTATTTGCTGATAGAGCGTTATATCCGACTGCGACATTTTTGTCCCCCGTATTAATGTCTTTTCCTGCGCTATCACCAATAAGAGTGTTATAATTGGCACCAGATGCAATGTCTTCACCAGCAAGATAACCTAGACGCAGATTGTTGTTTGCTCCACTTACTGTAGGAGTCCAAACAGACCCAGCACCTTCGATGCGAAGCCTTTCTGCGTTAGCTCCACCCCCAGTGTTGGTAGAAAAAGCTAGTCGTGTAGCTCCACCACTAGAATAGGTTCCTATTGTTGCAGCACCTGTATCTGTCTCGTAATACAATGACAAACCAGCTTGAGATGGAGTTGTGTCGTACGAGGAAGCGGACCCTTGAATCATAAGTAATCCAGTTCCAGTTTCCAGCGTCAGAAACCCAGTAACAGATGTATCGGCGTCGTTTGCCAACTCACCCAAAACGAAATTGCCGGTAGATGTGTTATCTCTGCCAAACATCCAGCCGGTCCCAGACGTATTACCAACGAAGATTTGTCCAGTTCCAAGACCTGACGCAACTTGCAAGGGAGCATTTACGGTTTGCAAAGTAGTCTTGTTAATTAACAATCTGCCGCCAGTATCAAGCCGCATCTTTTCGCCAGCATTAGCCCAAAACGCCATGTACTCATTGGTATTATTGTATGTGATGCGTCCTCTTAACCGACTGTCAACATCGCCAAAATTAATAATTGCCTCAGAACTGTTGCCACTTCTGATTGCGACTTCTGTGGTGCCTGTGCCGTACACTTCTAACTTGTGATTGCTGTCTGGTGCCGCTGTCCCGATTCCTACTACACCACTGGCGTTGATAATCATATCATCCGTTGAATTACCCTCATATGTGCGGGTAAATCGCATCACACTACCAGTTGTCCATATGCCTCGATTTCCAGAGTCATTGAACAGTCCAATGCCACCAGTGTTGCTGTTGCCTTTAGAATATGCACCTATAATTGGTTTATTTGCGGTTGGTGTGCCTTCAGTGTATAGGTACGAACCAAAAGTTGCGTTCGGTGCCGCACCAACGCCCAACTTAGCCGGTTCAGCTAAGATCAAATCATCCGCAGAGGTATCCCAGAGCATGTACGCATTAGCTGTATCTCCAAAGAATTTAACGTCGTAGCCGGTATCATTTACACCAACAGTTAACGTGCCATCTAATTGTGAATTACCGTCAATATCCAAGCTATCTGCTTGAAGTTCGCCTGTAACATCTACACCATCAGATTTGGTTGCAAGTTTTGCTGCACTATTATCGTGGTACAATGTTACTGCGCCATCTGATACCGCACCTACTTTATATTCACCAGCAGCATCAAGAAGAAATAGATTTGTTCCCATTATATTAAACGAACCGGAACCAACATCTTTAACATAACTTGCACCACTTGCAGCATAAATTTCTAAATCGCCACTATTGCCAAATTTAGCTTTAGCATTATCAGCAAATTCTAGAGCATTATCAGAATTATCCCAAACTGCATTGTAAGAAGCACCTGTAAAAGTTACATCAGAAGCAAATGTAGAAGTTCCACTTACTTCTAAATTAGCGTTTACATCCATTAAAGTAGCATTTACTTCAACTTCATCTGTAGCGTTAATATCAAGTACAGTAGCACTTGGAGCATTAATATACTGAGAAGCATCATTAAACTGAATAGCCATTGTGCTATTTAACAGTAATCCAGTATCAGCAACGTGGGTTAGTGTTACATCATTATCTGCACCAAAACCTAATACAGCAGCATCGCTGTTAAGTTTTAAGTCATTACTTACAAGAACTGCTGTAGATGCGTTAAGATCAATAGTAGCTTCACCGTCAATAGTAAGAACACCATCTGAACTTTGATGAATAAACGAAGCAGTATCTCCAAACATAATCTTTTCTGTAGAATTAATAAGAACATCGTCGGAGAATTTAAAATAGTCTTCATCTTCCATCCAGTAAAGAACACCATCGTTTGATTCGCCATCAAACGTAATGGTAATATCTGTTCCAGAAGTACCGGCACCAAACGTAAGAGTGTTACTTAAAAGCTTAGTAATTGCTCCACCTTCACCAGAAGTACCGTCGTGTGAATGACCACTTGTTCCAAAAGCACTTATAATAGCATCAAATTCATCATTTGTATCATCAGCATTGATGGTATCACCTTGAGTATAAGTACTTTGTCTAGAGGCATAAGCTGTACCCATTTTTCTACATCCTTGTTCCCGGTGTAAATTCTAATTGAAAACCTTTTAATGTAATAGGTGGATTACCTGACGTATCATCAATTTTAACAACTGCGGTAAATCCACTTCCTTCTATAGGTTGTCTAACGATTGGAAAACCTTCTGATCCATAAACTCCTGAACCATATGTTGTTCCTCCATAAAGAGAGTGAGAAACTTGAGTAGTAAGATTATAATTAGGTGGTTGTGGAATGTCTCCATTCTCAAAATCAAATTTAACACCTAACATAAGGTCTACTGCTCCTTCTGAATCGTAATTAACATTTATTCTTTGCATGTTTTTACGAATACCAGCATCGCCTAATGTAAGATCAGGAGAACGATATGATGCTCGTATATTAGTTCCTGAAAAAGTATTTCCGCTTTCTTGTCGATATACATAGCCATCATATCCACCATGTACAACTACTTCATCATCATCTATATAATAAGAATCACAACAAGAAGGCTTCACTCCTTTTAAATCTGCCCATTCCCAGCCTACACCGCCTTGAGGACTTGATTTAATAACACCTATAATTCCTTCTGCTATCTTTTCTATATGTCCAGTAGAAGGTAAAAATAATCTGTATTGACTTTTTTCTCTTATAACAACAGAGCTAATTCTATCTAATACAATATTTTCAAATCTTTTTTGAATAGGTTTAGAAATAGAACCTAATTCAATATCACCAATCCTAGCAGTACCTTGCACTGTGCGAATACCATCAGGACCGAGAAACGCTAGATCACCTCCTATCTCCTGTATGCTAAATCCATCTAAGCAACCGATATGTCTAGAAATATTTTCAATAGCAAAAGAAGCTAGTCCACTTCCTGTAAGCTTAAATATTCTATCTTTGCAAAAGATGAAAAGGTTATCACGAAAAACTTTTAATCCTGTTACATTATCATCAACTTTAATAGAACCAGCACCATTCGATGCTTGAAAATCATCTTCATTAAACGGTGCAGAAAAAACTATTTCTTGTGGATTTGAAGCCATTCCTGCATAAAACATATGACTTCTAAACGAAGCTACGTGTTGAGGATTTACAGGAACACCACTTGCAGTGATTGTAGTAACAGCGTTTCCAGTAAGAACTCTAGGAGCATCCGCTCCATTTACAAGAATTAGTTTTTCTGTATTTTCGTAATTGAATCTTTCTCCCATATATCTTCCGCTTGCATTAAGACCTGTTTCAACATTTGTCCAAGAACTTCCTGCGCTACGAGCTAATGTACCATTTGAAATAGCAAATACTTGCTCATTATAAACAAACACACCTTGAACAGTGTTGCTACCATTTACTTGAGAAGAAGAATATTTTGAAGTTCCACTAATTCTTCTGTATCCTCCAAGAATTGATGGTTCAAAGTTTCTTAAAGTTGTTGCTGCACCGGGAGGCATTGAGTAAACGTCTTGATCAAGAATAAGCCCACCATTAACTGTAACAATACTGGAAGTAACTTGTTGTGTCATCAGATATGCAGTCCTGACGCAAATATATAATTTCTTTTATTGATAAGTTCAACCCTCATTCTGGATAAACCTTCTTTATAATCTTTTTCAGATAATTGGGCTGCGGGCATATTAGCTCTTACAATGTGAAGGTAGTACTTTCCTCTGTTTACAATTACATCGTCATATCGTGAAGGAAGATCAGGAGTATCGTCGTGTGCATCCAAATCAGTGTGAGTTTTGTAGTACTCGTATCTTACGCTTAAAGTGCTTCTGTCTGGAACAGGACTAAGACCGTACTTATCGTCAAATGTTTCGTACACATACTCAGGAGTACCAAATTGTTCTTTTTGAGTAGGGTCTAAATCTCTAGCTGAAAATTTTTCGTACCACTCTTCATACGACAGAAATTTTAATTGTCTTGGCGGCGTATCTTCAGATACTTCAACATTGTCTACATCGTAGTTAGCAGATGCAGAGTTAACAAAACCTACATATGTTGTAGTTGTTGTAGCAGCAAACTTAATAGCATGATACTGCCCATCACCTAAATCATCAACACTTAATGTTTGTGTGTCTATTTGAGTTCCTCCAGAACCTGTTCCTATGTTCAAAGTAATATCGCCTCCAAATGTACGACATCTTAAAACATATTGTTTGTTTACTACAGTGCTGAATGATTGTTCTGCACCAGCGGAGTTAAGTCTCATAACACCGGATGAATGAGCAGGAGTGCCAGATGTTGTAGACCAAGAATTAATGTTAGAGTCAAACGTGCCATTTGTAATAAGATTGGTTGGAATAAGAATAAACGTACCCATCTTAACTTTTCTAGAGTCAGTAGGAAAACTATATTCTTGTGTTCCAGCAGTAAGAGAATCAGTTTTATCGCTATGTATAAAAGGCCACTCTACTTCAGAATTGTAGATATCGTGAACACTTTTATTGACCATGTTCTTTGCGATAGTCTGAATACCTCTAGAACTTGTAAAATTACTTGATGTAAGTTCAGGTTCGTTTAGCTCGTTAAGTATTCTATTCGTTAGTGATAGAAATGTAGCCATTTTTTATCCATGCTGTTTTAAAAAATAAAAAGGAATGAAGTGTGAGGGAGAAATTAATCTCCCCCACAACAACATGTAACTTAGGCGAACGTAACCTTCTGAGATTCGTTATCACCTAAACCGTCATAGTCGGCAACGATAGCCCAAACACGCACAACCGCGTTAATGGCTCCCGTAGCAACAACAACGTCAATAGTGTCGGCAGAGGTATAGTTACCGTAGCCGATAGAAGTAGTGCCTTGCGACCCTGCACCAGCTTGGGCGCGAATAGGAACAAGGTTGGTGTTAGCGATAGTCTGAGCGGTAACGTAACGATCCACATCATCGCCATCTCCAAGCGAAACCGTGCCACTGTTGCCAGCGGAATCAGCGGTCATAACTTCAAGACCAGCAGTAACAACGTAGGTGTTAGCGGGAAGTTCGATGCACTCAAACACATCGTTTGCAACGTTAGTCGTAGAGCTAAAATCTACGACCACGCTAAGTAGTTTGACATCAACGGCATTTGAGGTAATACCAGTGCTGCCACCACCTGTAATAGTATAAGTAGCCATTTTCTAGTACTCCTCTCTTAACTGTCTAGGTCCATCAGACCCTTGAACGCGCCCTTGAAGCCCGTGCCACTGCCCTTGAGAACTTTACGTCCGAAAACGTGAAGACCTCTAACAATGTCAGCAAAGCTGTCGGGGTCACGAATCACTTCTGTCTTGGCAATGTGCGAAGCCGTAACAACAGCACTCTTATGCCCGTACAGAATAAGCGTCTGACCGGAAGTTGCGGAAGAACCAAACGTGTGCGAAGCCGCAGAACCCGTAGAACCAACTGCAATAGCGTTGGACTGATACAGGTCGAAACCATGCAACTGTTGGGCGGTTACCTTGCCGTTCAAGAGAGGCGAGGAACCGCCGCCCGTGACCGACATGTCCATAACCTTAGACGAAGCGCCTCTAAGAACTTCGTAGAACTGCGGCGGTGCCACAAGCCAACGATTTTCTTCAGGAACGTCGTTTTCGTCAAGATTACGAGCAGCCTGTGCAACAAGATTAGCAACTTCATCACCAGTGTTGGCGGAAGTGCCTTGCGTTGCAAGAGTACCGCTGGAAGCAGCGGCATTGTCGTAAATGTTCTTGAGAACATTATAGTCGAACGCTTTCTTCAGCGAGTAAGCACCCGATGAAGTGGAAAGCGATTCAAAGTTAAGATGACTGTGACGCTCTTCAATGTCATCGACCTTAAAGGCAAAGTAGTTGCCCTGATCGACAACCAGTTGAATCTGGTCATCAGACAAGTCTTCCGTATTTACCGTCGAACCTCTAGCATAAGAACGGACCGTGATGGACGGTTCTTTGATGATGTTCACGGTATCGCCAAAATTCTCAATTTCACCAGCATAGTCGGTATTGGTGATTGCTTCAGCTACCGATGCGCGTCGGAAAAACTTGAGAACTTTTTGGCTGTAAATTGTAGGTACAAAATTACCAGACGGTAAATTCTGATACCCACCAGCGCGAGTAAAAGCCATTTTGCTTCTCCTTTGATTTTTGGTTAAATGTTAAATCGAGTCAACGATACGCCCGTCACGGGCAGCAGCGTCAATCTCTTTCTCTAGTTTTTCATATTCCCACGGTTTGAGGCGGGAGATTTCTTCAATAGTCCAAACTTTCTTATCAGAACCTAAAGGCTCTAAACCTTTACTGGTTCTTGTAACAGCTTGTGCAGCTTGTGCATTAGACTGTCTAGAATTAGAACGAGTAGACCTTGATTGACCGATATCAGCTTTATAAAGATCAATTACTCTAGCGGCCCATTTTACATCTGAATTATTATAGTACACACCATCAGATATACTTTCAGGTTGTTCGTTAAGCCAATTGATAAAGTTTTCGTCAGTTTTAAGTTCGTTGAAATCTGGATGAAGTGCAAGAAGTTGTTTTTCTGAAGTAACTCTTTCAGCTTCTACTTCTTTTTCTCTCAGATTTTCAAGTTTTTCTTCAACTTCCTTTACTTTATCTTGTGCTTGAAGAGTAGAGATAGTTTCAACTACATCATAAACGTCAGGATATTGACTACGGAAGTTTTCTAATTCTTCTCTTGTCTTTGGAAGCTCTTCAGCAACATTAATAGGTTGTTCAGCCATTTTAAGCTTTGCTTCCATTATCTCTCGATTTTGACGCCATTCGTTAAGTTTGGAATCGTAGTGCTTCTTGAGATCGTCGTAACGCTTTTTGTAGTCGTGTTCTTCTCTTTGAATTACACCGTCAGATTTTCTAGGAGTAGCCGCTTGTTCAACAACGGGGTCCAGTTCGTCTTCATCTGGTTCATTCAATGTTCGCCTGTACTCATTTTCATATGGGGTAGGCTCTAGTAATTCTTCTTCTTGTGTAGTATCAGTCATTTTTATTATCTCCTTTTTCTCTGGGGCCGACACGTAGCCGGGTAGCCGTTCAGAGGAGTAGTGTTAATTAGCGGGGCCGATATTGTATCGGGTAGCCGCTCCGTTTAAAGACTTTTTCAGTCTTACATTCCTTGAAATTTTATAGGTACTGACCAATATCTATTACCACGTTTAATAATTTTATATCCACGATATTTTTCAGCTTCAACAGCTTTATACCATGTCGGATGGTTAGTACCTTTTAACATTAAATAACTTCCTAAAGGTAAATTATGTTCTTCTTCTTGTTTTTTAGTTGCAGGAACAACACTTCCCATGTGTCCTTTATCTGGACCTTCGCCTTCGTAGGGTTGTAATCCAAATTTTTTTGCGGTTTTAATATCATAATCAGACCCTTCTGGATTAAATTTTAATATACCGCCTTCATTGAGTTTTTTTTTTACAAGCCCTCCACCTCTCATATCCAAAGTCTGTTTTTCCATAGTCTTTGTAGGAGGTTGTAAAGGATTGTTAAAACCGGGATTGTCCACATTACCAACACCTTGCATTGGAACGTATCCACCGCCTTTCATCATAGGCATAGCTGGTGCTTCTTGAGGCATAGCTAATGCTTGTTCAGGCATAGGCATTTCTTCTTCAGGCATAGGCATTTCTTCTTCAGGCATTGCATCGCCTAAACCTTCAACATCTCCGGTAGGTCTTTCCATAAAATTTCCATCTCTTACAGATGATAGTTGTTCTCTAAACTCAAGACCTTTTGCTTGTAAATCTTCCAGAACATCCATTCCTATAAACGGAACAAGTGCTGCCGGAATACGATATTCATAGTTAGAAATTTGAATAGGGACTTCTGCTTCAGTATCGACTCCTTCTAAAGGAACACCATCTGCTTGTGCTTCAGTAGCAGCTTGTCGCACCATTTCGTTAATATTCTCATACCCTACATATAGAATAGTCTCGTAAGGAAGAATAAAGTCACCTTCTTGAGCAGTTGCAGGAACATCATCTTCCATAGATGCTACACCCTCATCAGGTAAAGCACCTTCAGCTTCATTCACCATTCCCGGCTTTAAAGCATCGCCTTCTAATAAGGGCGACGGTGGTGCTTGTTCTACATCCATCATTTCTGGTCTGTCCATTAGTGCCATTTTATTTCTTCCTTTTTGGTTAGTATAAATTTTATATGTATATAGATATTATGCTCCAACATCTTCACCACCTGTATCATCCGCTTCGCCTTCTGGGTCACCGGGCGCACTGCCTACATCATCCGCTCCTACGTCTTCTGCTGTTCCGGCAGACCCAACACCCGGTCCCCCTCCCGGTCCTTCTTCATCACTTATACTTAATTCACCTTCTGCTCCTCTACCCGGTGCTTGTGCTACTGAGTGTGCTGAGAACATTCCCGCAGTTGAACCCATCTCTTGATCTGTTAAATCTATTTCATCAATTGTCATAGTTTTTGTATCAATTGGTGCCATAGAAATCACACCCAAGTCTGGTTCATTAATACCAGAAAAGAAGGCGTATCCGCGAGCCAGCGTGAAAGGTACACCAAGACCAAAAGCGCCAAAAATAGCAGCAGCGATTGCCAGTGACATAGGACTTAGTTGTTCGTCCATTCCCGGCGCGTTAGCTTGATCTCCTGTATCTTCTTCATTAGGATCATCAACATTTTTTTCTTCTTCTTTAAAAATCCTATTTGTTTGATGTATGGCTGGGTCTTGTACAGTTCCGCCATTATACATCATCATTGCTTTGGATATTGATAAAGAATCTAAATTAGTCATATTATTAGGCGTCGCCATCATCATTCGTACTATGCCAAGTTTCTAATCTTTCTGCTTCTATCTCTTCTGGAGTTTTTTGTACTGGGCCTATTTCTCTTCTCCAAGAACGCGGAGTAGCTGTAGAATAATCTGTAGGAACTTGATCTTTTACACTATCAATGTACTCTTGAGTAAGCAATACAGCATCACTTACATTTCCTTCTAGCATATCTTTATAAGAATAATCATTTCTTAATTTTTCATTGTGTATAATAGCATCAAGATAGCTAGTATCAGGTTTAATAGTTTTTAAAGCTCTTCTTGTATACGTAAGATGATAACCACTTGTTGCAGAAGAATTAAATAAATTATTTTTATAAAAATCTATAGCTTGCATACCTTGACTAACATTTAAAGTTCTTCCTGTAGTTGTTACTTCTTCTTTATATAAATCTTTTAAATCTTGTATGCCGCGAATTTCTCTATACTTCCCATCACCATCATCTATCATTAATTTTTTAGATTGAGGATTCCAACTCATTTTCCTACCAGAATCTTTTAACATTTGAAAAAGCTGATTACCTAAAGAATCAGAAGCACCTCCATCGAAAACAAGATCGTACGTAGGACCTCTAGGAACTTCTGTTGTACCTTCAGGAACTTCAGGTAAAGAAGCTAAAAAATCATCTAAACCCTGTTTCCATTCAGTCCATTCAGGATTTAACCTTTCTTTTTCAAACCACGCTTTGTAAGTTTGAGTATCGCCTGATTCATCGCCGATATCAACGTCATCTTTGTATAAATCTTTAATGATTTTATCAGGTTCATCACCAAAATCAGGAACATCAATTCTATCTATATATTGTCCACTGTAAGATACCCATCCTTCAGGAGGAGAGAACCCTCCAGTAGGAACTTGAACTATTTCTTTTGTTTCAGGATTCCAAAATATTTGAGGAATATTGTCAGGAGGATTCTCAGGAGAGGTAAATCCTTTATCTTCCCAATCTACAGTTCTGTAACTGTCACCAGTATCTACTTTAAAACTTTGACCTAAACCAGATTCATCAAAAATACTTCCTAAACTTTTATCAACAAATCCTCTTATTTCATCACTTGTGTATCCTTCGTAAGGTGAGATAGGTTTAGGAGCCGGTTCTACGGGGTCAATACCGGGAGATGGAAAGTAGGGTAACTCAACAGTAACATCTTCAGGAGGTGTAATTTGTCTTGGATGCTCACCGGGAGATGTTACTGTTTCAGGAATACGCACATACCCCGGCTGTCCTTGTCTAATCCAATCATCACTTGGAGGAGTCCACCCTCCCGTCGTGGTGCTATGTCTTTCCCCTGTTTTTTTATTGTACCACTGAACAATAGCTTGAGTTGCTGGGCCATCAGGCGGCGTCCATCCCGGCGTGTCAGGTCGAGGAGAGCGCGGTTTTTGCCTAGCCCTATTATCGGGCATAGTTTCAAAAGCAGATTGTGTATCTTGACCTACATATGACACATTTGGTAAATTAGGATTAACAAAAGAATCACGATATGTAGGATATATGTTAGGGTCTGCCATAGTTACTTATCACCTTTCCATTTAGAATCTGCTTCAACCGACACCTTGAGGTTCACCAGTGTTTCCAGCAAAGCCAGCTTCCCCTGCAATCGGCGCATCTCCAATTCCGATTCCGCCCCCACCAGTTGCCGCTGCATCATTT